GTATATTTGGCCAGATACTAAGAGGGGGGTTTAGATGAAGGTGACCTGGTTAGATGTGCATAAGACAGTTAATCGTATGACACTCTACTTGGAGCAGGTGCACAGTATGAATAGGTTGTTTGGACATACGATAGTCGGTATTTCGAGAGGGGGACTTGTGCCCGCTGTAATGCTATCTAACCGGTTCGAGGATTTGCCCTTCCAGATTGTGCAAGTGCAACGTTATCATGGCGAAAAGATGCAGTGGAAAACGTTTAAAGAGATTGTGAAGGATGCCACTTATCATCTAAATAAGGGGCCATATATCTTCATTGATGATATATGCGATGAAGGGTTGACCTTTAGAGCGTTGGATTTAGCAAAGAGTGATGAGGATAACTTGTATTGTTGTCTAGTTTGGCGGAACAATGAGAGAAGTCAGTTTAAACCGAATTATGCAGGTATGACGATAGATAGTAAGGAGTGGGTGGTATTTCCATGGGAGAAAACACAGAGCTGAAAGATGTGCAGGGATTGCCTGATGACAGGGACATCGTTATAGATATGGTGGGTGTTAGGGAGGTGGAATGGCCCATTAAGCTAAAGGATAGAGTAAACGAGATTCAATACACTAATGCAAAGTTTGCGATGTATGTAAGATTGCCTAAGGAACAAAAGGGTACGCATATGAGTCGATTTGTAGAGGCTCTGGTCACCTTTTCTAACAACGATGAGTTCTTCTCAATGGATGTAATGGCAGATAAAATGTCACCTTATATTGCTAAGGACTTGAATGCAGAGTTTGTGCATATAGAATGTGAGTTCACGTATTTCCTAGATGTGTTATCTCCAGAGACTAAGATTAGGTCTAAGCTGCCAGTTAAGGTGTGTTTTATAATAGAGTATCATAGCCAGAGTCAATTGAAGCATAAGGGATTGGAAGTTAAGGTACCCGTTACAACTTTATGCCCCTGCTCTAAGGAAATGTCAGAAACACCACACAATCAACGAGGGATAATAACTATGCAGATACAAGCCAATGATTTCCTCTGGATTGAGGAGTTGGTTGAAATTGCGAGTAAGTCATGTAGTTGTCCCATCTTCCCGTTGCTGAAGAGACCTGATGAGAAGTTCGTGATGGATGTGGCTGGGGAGAATCCAATGTTTGTAGAGGATGTAGTAAGGGAGGTTGCTATTAGGTTAAAAAGAGATAAGAGAATTTTGTCCTTTACAGTTGGGTGTGAGAATATGGAAAGTATACATCCGCACAATGCATTTGCAACAGTGGATTGGGAGAGAGATGATAGTCCTTAATTGGACGGGAGGTGAATAATGCCAGAAATCGGAGAACACGTAATATTTGTGGATGCATACGGCCATAGACACGATGCTCTGCTTGTCGAAGTACACGGCGGAGTTGGATATCCGAATCCGCCAGTGAACCTGGTCTATGTCTCAGGTAATATCGATGAGAGGGACCCCAATGGCAGGCAGATAAAGAGAGAGAGTAGTGTCGTCCACAAGCTCCATCAAGCAGCACACGGAATGTTCTGGATGGAGGCCCCGAAGTAGACAAACGTCTTCGATAGTACAAACCGATGAGGGATGGAAATCTGGCATTATTCACAAGGAGTGATATTATGATAGTAAGGGTTATAGATTTGGGAGAAGAAGGAAATCCCAGGATAGAATTTCAAACAGAGGGGTGTTCTTGTTGTTCAACTACTTTATATCCAGATAATGTTGAAGAGATAAGGAAGGAATTAATGGAACATACTAAAATAGTTAAGGAAGTTTGCAAAATCCTGGGGTGGGATACAAAGGAGTTTTTATCATGAGAGAGTGTATAGCAAAGTGTGATGGGTGTACTCTTCACATACCTGAGGAGGTATTAGCTACAGCACCAGTGGAGGCGGTGTTTGTTAATGGGGAGGGCCCCCAACCAGCTGAGTTGATGTTTGTGGGAGAAGCCCCCGGAGAGAATGAAGTATTGCAGAAGAGACCTTTCGTCGGGAGAAGTGGTCAACAATTGAATAGGCTCCTTGAAAAAGTTAACATAAAGAGGACAGGTTGTCGCATATCCAACTCATGTATTTGTCGCCCGCCTAATAACAGACCACCTACAGTCGACGAAGTGAACTCCTGCCGCCCATCCCTTTGGGCCGAGGTGGAAGATACCAATCCTCGGATTATTGTGGCTTTGGGGAGGACCGCATACTCCTCACTAATGAACGTACCAATGGAACTAATCCCTGATTTGGATGCCCACCATGGTTTCGTATATCCATGCTGGATAGGTGGCCCAAGGAAGCTACTCTTTACCTACCACCCGTCTGCAACTTTGAGGTCCATCCTTTGGGAGTCCCATTGTAGGGACGACTTACGAAGAATTGGTGAATTGTTGACCACTGAAGAGGTGATTATAGACAATGTCACATGGAGAAATTCGTTGTATAACTTGCCGAAGTCAGGGGTTAATCAAGTCTTGTAAGGGGTGCAAAGATGGGTCAAGGTATAGAGCAAAGAATGATATGCCTGTATCTGAGCCTGGTCATAGATGATTGGAGGAAAGGTAAATACCAATAGTTGAGGGAAGAGATTATAGGGTGGTTAGTCTGGAGTATCAGATTCAGCAACCCTGTTGCAAATGCGAGACCGCTGATGCACCCAGGTTCATTAGAGTATATAGGAATAAAGCTGGAGAGATAGTTAATCATGGTATATGTAGGTGTAAATGTCATGAGTGAGAGAGATAAGGTTCGGCAGACGTTTGGCAATAGGCAAAGGTGGGCCTGCCAAAGACACCAGTGCGGAATGAATAAGAAAGAGGTTTGCCAAGATAAGGACAGGTATCCTTGCCTCGATGCTCTGCCCACATATTTGGGGTCTATGTTTGATAGAGCAATGGAGATAGCTGAGAAGAAAGTGGACCCTAAGCAAAGAGGATTGGGGGATTTTAAATGACAGAAGCAGATGTAGATAAGGGAGTAAGGTTTATATGCCCTTGTCAAATTAAAGTGGAAACATTACCAGAAGGGAAAGTAGTGAAGTTACAGGAACCAGAATACTTACTTATACATAACGATGGTCGCCATTGCTTTAAGTGCAACATATGTTGGGTAGTTTGCGTAAGGTGTGGAGACGTGACAGATGCAAAGAAGTCATCTTATGGTGGCTCTAGAGCATTTGGAACTGGTCACTACTGCGATAGATGTAATCATGAGATATATGGCCATCACCGCGGAATATGTCTCAAAGAACATCTTAAACAGGATTTAAAGAATAGGAAGAATAATATTCACCCAAAAGATTGTCCAATTTACGAGGTGGTTTAAATGAAGATAATCAGTGAATCTGTGATTAAGGTAGAGTTACCAATAAAGGGGTTTAAGCTTGAACACATCTTGCAAGCTCATGATACCATAATGATAAGATATAATAAAGATATAGACTCTATATGGGTGCATCCAAAGGTTATGATGCAGTTACAAGATATGTTAATGGCTCATAATTATAGTATGTCTTATATGGGTTTAAGTCCAATAACATTATTTGGAATAAAGATAGAAGTGGATGTCCATATAAGTGAGGATGTAGTACAATTGTGGACGAAGCCAGAGAAGGTGATTATATGATGAATAATGGTGTGCAGATGCAAAAGTGTATAGTATGTGGGGCCGAATATATGGGGCATCACTACTGTCCCAATATCAAGATAAATTGGTCAGGATACACCTCCCCCTTGAGTGTGTACACTTGGTACAAATGCCCGAATTGTCATGGAGAATTCTCCCAGTGGGATGCTGTTCAAAGCACAGGAACATCAATGAGGCAATTCTGCCCCTTTTGCAATATGGAGAAGGCGACATATCCTAAGATAAGAGAAGGAGATGTGGGAAAATGAGCAATGTTGTATGTTTGGTATCTGGCGGTCTAGATTCGGCGACGGTCTTAGGGTTGATGTTAGCTGAGGGCCATTATGTCTTCCCCCGGACTTTCAATTATGGTCAACTCCACAAGAGAGAGCTCGAAAGTGCACAGCAGGTGGTCTGGTACTACCAACGCATGTTTCCCGCGCAGTTAGCGACCTTAGAGGTGGTTGAGCTGCTCTTCCTGAAGAAGCTTGGTGGTAGCGCACTCACTGACCCAACCCTTGCAGTCCCCCTACAAAGAACCGACGGTGAAATGTCTAAGAAGATTCCCATAACCTATGTCCCCGGTCGTAATACCATCCTGCTATCTGTTGCCCTCTCCATCGCCGAAGTCAAAGATGCCGATGGCGTTGCCATTGGTGTCAACGCTTTAGATTACTCAGGATATGCCGACTGTCGACCAGAATACATAGATGCTATGAATGGGGTGGCCAAGCTCTCTTCAAAAAGGGCAGTGGAGGGCCGCCCAATAACAATACTCGCCCCCCTTCTGCATATGACAAAGCGTGACATAATACTTAAAGGCACGGAGATTGGAGTCCCATACGAGTTAACCTGGTCTTGCTACCAGGGAGGAGGGAAACCCTGTGGCAAATGTGACTCCTGCATTCTCCGTGCCCGGGGCTTTGAGGAAGCCGGACTCAAAGACCCCTCTCTATCATCCTGAAGGCCAATCCATTATCCGATTATCCACTTCCCACTCCAGTGGATAATCTGGACATTTATCACACTTGGTTAGCCCATGCTCTTTCTGACATTCTTTAACGTCAGGCATCTGTTGATTGTTATTAACCCCCTGCCACCTTGCGCAATTCTCTTTGGACATTCTCCCACCCTTCCAACTCCACTTTTTCTTTAAATCGACACCTTTCACATTCTGCAACTTTACTTTGTTCAACACCCGATATTAACTTCCCACACTCTGGGCAGCCCATCCAGGTCATTATCCAACTTCCTTTTACTATAAGAGAGTGCCATTGTCCTTTCCCTGGCGGCCATCTTTCAGACCACCTGGCCTTGAACAATATACCACTCTCCTACACCACTATTATATTTACTGTAACATTCCCTGACGTTAGATTTGCCTTCTTATCAATATCTATTGCCAGATTCGTAAATGTTGCCACAGGTGGTGTCACAGTATCCAGCTTAACTGTGGTTATATCCTCTATCCAATTATCAGCCCCTTCAATATCATATATAGTATCTATCACCTTCATATATATAACATCATCACCAGCAGCCAAACTACCAATATAACTAATAATTGCATCTTTTATCTGAGTAACAACGTCCGCAGGAGCACTATCATTAACATTTACATCTGCTCTAACATATATTGTTTGGCTAGTGACCCCATACCAATATACAGGTATACCAGCGGGCCTAACCCCTTCAATAGCATCATTCACCTCAGTATCCGGTTGAGTCTTCCCATCTATATATGCACTTACCATATGGGTATCCAAATCCTCAACCACAGTCACAGAGATAACCCCACTCACATCCATTATAGCCAACTTAATAGCATCCAATGTCCCCCTCGCTATTTGTGTAACCTGCCCCTTTATCCTTACTCGGAAATTAGAATCTAGTTCAACATCCGTTCCACCTACAGCAGCATACGTATTATTAACGCTGGTCACCCCACTTATCGTTGTCTTCAAAACTATTATAGTAGCAGCACCTACATTTCCATTAATCCCAGGATTTATTGCAGTACACACAATGTCAACCCATCCCACAGGATCAATGGTATCAGCCACATCCGTTTCAAATTGTACAGGATTATCACCATCGGTCTGTACAACAGTATATTGTGGTATATTCGTACCATTCACTCCAGTAAATCTTACAGTAACAGTTGATTGTGTAGCAGGCTTTCTCGTCTCGCCAATAAGAGCCGCTATCCTATCAAGAGAGTCCCCCGTAGCGAAGTCCACAAACCCCGAATAGTAAAACGATTCACACATCTCCCAGAGTCTGGCCTCTTCCATTGACTGCACTTCTAACATCATCATTAAAGGACTAGTCTCAGTCAAATCAACATTCAATCCGAAAAGTTCCTGGGCCTTAGCCTTCTTTTCATCCAATATTATATTAATCGGCTTCGGGTTAAATCCACTTGCCACCATTCCATACATCTCGCTCATATTGTCACCCCTCCAAACACCAACTTAATCTCTTCACCCGACATTAATATTATATCTACCTTCCAAATCTCATTTCTATTTATCCTACTAATAAATACCCCTTTAACTTCCTTAATAAACCTATACTTCTTCACAGCATCTATTATCTTCTGTAAAGTAACCTTCTCATTATTATACTCCACAATACTAACCATATCTAATCCATAATCCAAATGAAACAAATTATCCCCTTTACCCACCTTCATCAGAACCTTAAAATCCTGCTTAACCTTATCGGTATCCCCTACCATCACTAACCTTTTAGCGCCATCCATAACCAAGTCCATCGTAGCGCCTAACTTTAACGTCTCTCCATATAAATCAACCATTTAAACCACCCCTTTATCCCAATGCAGGATGTATATCCACCCTATCATATATAGCATCGGTGCCCTTAGTTCCAGATGTTTTGGCCACCGTTGCATCAAGTGCTACTGTCGCCGCTTTGGCAGTCGTTGCCTCCTTTGCCCCATCCGTAACAATCACATCTAGATGCTCATCCACTGACCCAGTAGAAGGGGCCCCAGCAGTTGGTGCTAACTTCATAGCATCCCTAACTTGCTGTTGACTAAGTCCACCCCCTCCACTATCAGAAATAGCCTCTAAGGAATCTGTCGTTTTATCAAAGTTCTGGCCGGCATCCTTATCCATTATCTTATCAAGCCAAGAATTAACAGTCGGGGGGCCAGTTGCCGCTGCATTTGCCAAATGATCCAATTGATAATCAACTATCGCCGTATCAACCTGCGTATTGATATTTGCCAAAGTAACTGCCTCCACCACCTGACATACAAAATCACAAGTATCGCCACCAGTGGACACTATATGAAAATTAAGGTCACCTATAGTGTTCGTATGTGTGACAGTCAATCCAAATACATACCACCCATACGCCAATTCCGCCCAGTTCACAACCTCACTATCTATATTTGTAAACGACCCACCATCCTTCCTCATGATAATATCCGTTGAGGAAAAGTTTATCCCCGTCTTCCCTGTCCTATGGTCAGCAGGATCCGTCACAAAGTAAGTGATATATCTTGCAGTCGACTGTAATAATTGTCTCATTAGAATCCCCCCTGATTAACAAACCTATCATACGTATACCCAACAATACCCAATTGCATCTCTCCAGATAACTCTGTAACCTGCACTGTAGTAGTTCCCCCACCAACAAAGTACAACTTCACCTTAAATGGCACATTTGCAGTAGGGTTAAACCCATTATCAAAGTCCGCCGAATATAAAGTCGTTGTACTTGACATATTAGTATTATATGTAGACAAAACACTACTATCACTACTCTTAATAATCTCCACCTTATCAATGTAATTGCTGCCATCACCACCAGATAATGACACTGTCAAACTATACAACTTCTCATAATTATGTGGAGTAATCGTTACACTCAACCAATTTCCACTTGTCTTATAAGGCAACACAACTATATCCCCGGCATAATGGTCATAACTATTTCCTGCTGGAGCATAGGAATTATCCCAATCCGCTGCAGTATAGGTTGGGTTGTCCATATACCCCTTCCCAACCATTATTGATGGGGCACCACTCCATCCACCAGGTCTTGACCCACTTGTATGACTTGTCCAGGCGGTCCCATTAGTAGAATACAACACCTCATAAGTAGTAGCAGTTAAGATGATTTTATACCAATACCAAACGCCAGTAGACAAACTACCAGTAAACCCATAGGTTGGTGTCGAGGCATTGTTTAAATTCCAACAATGTTTTATAGTACCACCATCGTGCACTATCTGTGCCCTAATCCAATTATCTACATCCCAATACATTGCTATTCCGGTGGCCCACGAATTCTCGACAGAACTGGCAGCAAATATCAGCTTCCCCTGTATTGTGATATTATCTACAGCAGGGCTCCTTTGCAGATGTGAATACTCATGTTCTTGTGCTGTAACTTTCAATTGATTTGTTTCATCCACACAATCCGCACCGGTGTCATTTTCTTCTGTCCATCCAGCTTGCCTCGCCCCTCCCGCCCATCTATCACAAAAAGTAGGCGCAAGACCTACCTGATTAGCAGTCTGTAATGCATTATTGGTTACAGTCTCCACATCAGATTTCGTCCCACCATCAAAATCCGCTGTAGTAGTAACTAGGAAATCTGCCATTAGGCCACCTTCACTGTAAACTCATTACCATTATCAGTATCTACTATTTTATCCTTACTCAACTCCGTCAATACAATCTTCACCACTAAATTACCATTTACCTTAACAGCCTCTACCCTATAACTATCAAGAGCAGAAACTGCAACTCTACTTCTCAATAAAGCCACAAACTCCGGAAGTGGAAGTTCATTAAACTTCTCCAAACACTTATCCCACACATGATTATCTTTCGCTATTGGCATCTTCTCACTGCTCCATCTGTATAACCTCTACAGAATAATCAAATGTCACAGTCTCTGAAGGATAAACCTCCAATGTCACCTTAAACGACTTCTGCGAAGTAACATCCAAATGTGGATTCTTAGAAGTCGAAGACTTCACTACCAAATTACTATCTAACAAATCCCAATTCACTCCATCTATAGTAACATAAACCCTTATCGTAGCATTTCTCCCATCAGTAAACCCACCTATCTTAACATCTGCAATTAACCTTCTGGCAATATCAGACAAACTAGTATATGTATAGAGAACCATCTCTCCGGGATAATGATCAAACACACCATTTACTCTATCTAACATCTTACCCATATCAGTCGTGCTACCACCAGCCCCAAGTTCAAACGTTACATCATCACTATGACAATAAATTTTCTTACCATTCCGCCAAATCATTCCATTTGTTGGAGAACTAGGATTCCCTCCATAATCCACCAAAGTAACCAACTCACCCAATGTTATTCCCTCAGTTGGCAACTGCACTGTGGATTTGCCATCCCCCGGTACAAACCCCCCTAATACAATAGCATTCCCAATCTCAAACAAAGGTTCATTCTCTATATTCCTCCTTACAATTTGAACATTTTCTAACGACCCAGTTAAATCATATTTAGAAAACCCCACTAATACAACATCATCTATCTTAAAAGGAACTAACACTATACTACTTCCACCCTTCATAAACATAATTGGCACATTTTCTAATTCCACCATATGATAGAGCTCACTCTCTATCTTTAACCTAATATTAACAGTCAAATCACTATTAACCTTAGTTATAATGGCCGGACATATAGTCCATACTCCTCTAACGACTGATATAGCAACATTCTTCGTTCTATCAGCAATTCCTATTGGCTGACTATTAGGCACACTAACCATAGTCATCCCCATATTCCATATCATCTATAGGTTCTATTTCAATAGGCACTCCTAAATATCCAATATTTTTTATATCCTTAATTAAGACACATTGCATATCAACCTGATGACTGTCACCATCACTAATAAACTTAAACGTGCTGACCTTATAATATTCTACCTTGCCATCTTTTCTTTTCACATTAATAATACTCGCACTATTAATTCTAGGATCCATCATCACAGTAATATTAAACTTGCCCTCTTTATTCTTACCATCCCCATCAAAATTCTCATTAACATTAATCAGCCCACTCTTAGCCTCATAATATAAACCAGTGGGCATTGCCATACTACTTGGCATTAAATAAAATCTCCCTTGTATTATCTTCCAAGTCCATCCAGTAGGTGTTTCAGACGTCTCACCAGTATTAGTATTAACGGTAGTTTTTCCACCCCAAACGGTATTAAGAGTCTTGATAAGGCCATTTAACCATTCTGATAGGGGATAATCAGTAGTCATAATAAACTCCCCTACAAATACAACCTGAGATGGGTGTATATATCCTATAGTAAGTTCAGTATGCTTTCTTATCATATCACCTATTATATCAGTATATTTTGTATTTCTCCAACTGTCATTAACCCTTAAGCTTAAAAATGTTTTGCTATACTCTGTTAACCTTAACGTTGTTATTTTATCAGCACCTTCAATCACACTCTCTACAGAATTCACCCTGCCAATAAATATCGTACCAAAATTACTCAAATATCCAGCTTTAACTACACACACCGAATCCTTACCAATAAAATCTACCGTGTTATATAACTTAACTATACAATCATCGGGTTTGGACTTCTCCCCTCCAAGTATCTCTATATGAATAGTAATACCATTTACCCAACCCCCACCTTCATACCTTCCAGTATGATATCTTGCGCCCATCCTAGGTATGGTATAAGTTGGCCAATACAACACCCCTCCCCTCTGAGATTGGGCCTTAACCCTATAGAGCTTTTGCGCCTCTTCCATCATCATCTGATAACAATCATGATATTGATCATTAAATGTAGGGCTTACATACTCTGACAATGTGTCCATAAGCTCGCCCATTACATTAGGTGGAGGCGAAACTGCCACTTCAATATACCTCTCATTAATAGGTTTTGACATTCTCAAGCACCTGTATTATTAAGCCAAGGAGCATTCAAATATATTACAATGTTCTTCTTATCCACAACAATGGGCATCATAAGAAAGGCAACTATCCCATAAACAGGGTCCTTTATCTCATTATAATAAAATGGAATCATCTTGCCCTGAAAGACAACCTTTCCACTACCCGTCACCCACCTAAGTATCAAACTATCATCATGGGAATTCCACCTATAGGTAAATGCAAAGTACTTCCCATTAATATCTGTAAATGAAGTTTGAGGAAATCCCAACTCCATATTTACAGGTAACACATAAACAAAATCTAAACCCATAATAACCACCTAATTGAACCAATCACCAGCTCCCTTCCAGAAATGATTCCAACCAGTCCCACTACCAAACTTCTCCTCACTCCAATCATAAAACCCATTCCAATCTATTACATGAAATGGTCCCCAGGATGGCTCCCTACCCTGCTTAGGGGGCTTCTTCAACGTTACCGCACCATAATTACCCATAGGGGCAGCACCCACCACCTTCCCATCACTGTCGGTAATATATTGAAATACAGCCCCCTCAAATTGCACAGGCATAAACTTTCCCAAATCAATATTGGCATCAAATGACGTACTACTATTACTATCCTCTACAACCTTTACCGACTTCACAACCATATTATCAAAGTACCCCAAATCACAAACTATATCAAACGTTAGCTTATTATCCCACAGATCCATTATAAATAAGAACTGGTCCATCCTATTAAACTCCCCCGAATTTATTGCTGCTAAACTTGCCTCATGGCTACTTCCCATAGTATCCGCAGGAGTAAAAACATTAGAATAAAACTTCAAAGACAAACTAAGGGATATTTGCTGCTTCTCAATATGATCATGAGCAAGTTCTCCATTCTCCATAGTCTTATCAGTAATACTAGAACTAATACCAAAATCAAGACTAGCAACGCCCCTATACTTGGCCCCATCAATCACCATATCAGTGTTCATTCTGATGACCTCTCAAAATCACTATTCAACTGCCTAATAGTCTCCCTAGTAGCCTTACTAACAACCCTACCCAACCTCTCCTCATTCATATTACCATTAACTTGAGTCCCACTTATGTTCACACTAACACTCGGGGCAAACACCCTATTACCTCTCGCCTCACTCGCATTAATAAAAGATGTCCTCATATCAAATTTGCCCTTATACCCCTGATGGAAATCCACTAATGTATTACCCAATCCACTAACAGCTAAAGAAGCCGCCTCAGCATCTAACTGTATATCATGGAAGAAAGGAGATTGACTTCCACTACTCTCATAAGCTGATGCTGCATCATCAGTTGCTGATTGGAACATTGCTATGGCACCAATGGCCAGCCCAATAGCCCCTACAATTGCTAATACAGGATTCATCCACATAACCGTATTCAAATATATCCATACCGGTATCATAGCCAATAATGCTGCAGACACCCACCCTACACTATCTTTCAACATCATGAATATTGTAATCATGGCCATTATAGGAAGGGCCGCCATAGCCACTCTGGTGGCCTTTAGTGCAAAGTTCGCCCTCCATGTAGAAGCAGTTAACACATCGGTTGATTTTGCAAGTATCCAATTCTTTAACTTAAGTACCCCCGTCCAAAATGACATAATTCTTGCCCTCTCTGAGTATAAATACATTATAACAGTCAGGGCAGTTAGGGCTATTTCCACTGCTGCTAATACCTTGTTTCCCTCCCTCCATTGTCTAATAGAATCTGTCCAAAGGAAAAGTACCATACCCGCAGCCACTGCTAATTTTACAAGTGATTTTGTCAATGCCCATGCTGCTGCAGCCGCAGCTGTCATACTTCCAGCTACAGTCCGCCAACCTTTTATCAACAGATTAGTATAACCAACATTCGTATTCATCTTAAGATTAATCTCATCCTGCTGCTGATTAACAACCATTTGTGCCGCAGCAACCAACATCAACGTGCCGGCAAATGTCAATAACTTACCAGTTAAGGTAAACACTGTATATATCGTCAATGAGAAGATAGCAACCACTTGTTTCAAAGGATCAGGCAACTTATCAATCACTTTAATTATTTGAACCAAAATCTTATTCCAATCCTCAAGTAAAGGAGCCAACGTCTTACCATATGACGCATACAACGTATCCCAAGTTGCCTTCAATACGTCAGTAGACCCCTTCAAAGTTGTCAATCTCTCCTCAGCTATCAAAGTAGCCGAAGAAGCTGACCTAATAGTCTCCTCCCAATTCTTTGAAGTATCAGTCAGCACCGTAACTATATTATTTGCAGCATCTGCAGATATATTAAACGATATCAACTTCTGCTTTAAATCCTCTAAACCATACGTTTGCCCCTTCAGCTCTTTTCTCCACTGTACTAAGATATTGGTAGCATCCCCACCAAATTGATTATAAAGGGCGGCCTTAGCACCCACAGCAGTGAGCGCCAATTCATTCTCCCTTATATCATTAACATTCTTCTTATAAAGAGCCGACCAAAGAGTTAATGCCTCTGTACCGAATATTTGTGCCAAGGTAGAATTCCTTTGCACCTCAGTCAGCCCTGCCATCTTAGTTTGTAACACCTCGACTATATCAGCAACACCCTTCAGATGATTATCCGCATCAAGAAATGCCTTGCCATACTCCTCAACAATTTCAGCATGGGTTGCCATCTCACCAGAAGCACTCGCCGCTATCTGCTGCAACTTCTGTAAAGATATCCTTAAATTTCTACCCGCTATCCCCGACCTTATCATGTTATCTCCTGCAACCATTAACACAGCTAAAGTCTCCTCCACAGACCAACCTGCTAACGCCGCAGAAGCGGATACAAATTTGAAAGCTTCAGCCAACCCTTGAACAGACACCACACTCTCATTTGCAGCATATACCAACTCATCTGCTATCAATGCGAATGTCTGCATTACATCATTAGTTGACCTGGCCTGCATATCAAATCCATTGAATATACCAACAGCCAGATTAACTGCATCGCCAACATCCATCATGCCGACTCTAGCCATATCTAATATAGCTGGCGTAGCACCCATAACCCCATTATAAGTAAAACCAGCCATTGCTAATCCCTGCATTGCTTCCCCTACTTGCTTTGCAGAGAAGCCAGTCTTCATACTCAACTCTAACATCTTGTCGGCTACTCTCTCAGTTTGGCTAGCAGTTGCCCCTAACACCGTACCAACTATCGCAGCTTGGTATTCCACTTCAGAATAAGCGGTGGCCATCCTATGAGCAATATTCCCAAAAGATTGCCCTATTCTACTTAACATTCCGCCAGCTGCCATTAAACCGAAAGCCATATAAAGAAAGACGGTCCTCGTCCCACTAGCATTCTCGGCAGCTTCATTGATGGCCTGGCCTAGCGCTTTAGTTTTAGAAACAGCATCGCCATATTTCAGCGACATTGCTATGTCAATATCTATTTTTTTGCTACCAGCGGTATCAGCCATCAATCCATCTCCATGAAATGATATTGGTGTATACGAGGACCTTCTGATTTTTTACTTCCGGACTGTAGATCATAGTACTTTTTCAAAGCAGTCAAATGCCTTATAAACTTTTTAAACGACCACTTCTTTATCTCGTCTACAGGCACCTTGAACTCTATTGATATGAGATAGACAGGAAATTCCTCATCTACCTCATCACCAACTTTTTTTGGGCCAACTCCGAAAGCCCCAGTACATCTTCCAAATGTCCAAGTATCTGGGTAACTACAACTCCCTTCATCTCTTTGCTAAAGTCAATTGCCGGCTCCATTATACATGATTTCATTAACTCTCTCGCATACACACTTTGAATAAGCTCACCATCAACCATAGACTTTTTTGTAATGGCAAACATATCCTCGGCATTCAAATCTCTTACCTTAAACGTTATACCGGAGACCTCAAAGGTAAAAAGCTCCTTACCTACATATAACCGTTCAAGTGGATCGGTGTTCGATCCCTTCTCGCTTGGGGTGTTCCCATTCATTACATTTCCCTCCTGCTTATAACAATAAAAAAGAAAAAGGAGAACACCTATGCGGTGTTCTCATAGTAGTTATAACCTATAAACTTATAGGTGTACGTTGGCGCATTCTTCTTATCGGTCTTATACTCAGGATAACCCTGAATCCAAGCAGATCTCATTCCCCGACTGGCAAATCCAAATGCATTTATATAATCGGGGTTTATCACTTCAATCTTGAATTCAATCGGTGGTTGGGTGCCATCTTGCATGGCCCTGATTAGTTCCCTTAAATAGACATTCTCAGGTGAGGATGCGTTCAACGAGAGCGAAGCCTCTGCCCTCGTTGTAGTATCCACATTGAACCCTACCTCACTTACAAGCCCATCAATCACCGAAGAGTCACCAGCTGGCGTTATACCGAAACCCTCGGCAGCAATACCAGTCATTGGCTTACCGTTGACCGAACACCTGACCATTTTTATGTTGTATACCTGCGGACCACCCGCTACATTTAGTTTCTCAGCCATTTATATCACCTCACACACTTATCGCGAGATTCAGAGTGATCGACTCGATCCTTCCAGTCAGGTAGACAGTCACATATATATTCTTCAGAATGCGCGCTGCCTTATCAGCACCTGATATGTCGGAAAAGAGTGGCACTGCTACACTAAAGCCAGACTTCCTCACTCCATTCTCGACAAATGGCTGTTTCAGGGCGCCCATATCTACCATCTTTTGGCAGGTCCTTTCTATGCAGGACTTGACATTCTGTATGCCTTCAGTTGTAAACGGAACAGGCACATCAGCTATCAGAGATTCCAAATCCCACATTATGCTCTCCTCCAAGTAATACCGCGTCCTCGTCACGTCGATAAACTTGTAGGAACCAGTCCCAGCCATAGACAGACCATCAGAGATCCTCCAAAGAGACTGCTTTAAAATAAGAGCATTCTCGTTGCTGGCCTCAAAGTTAGCAACCTCAGTCTTGTTAAACTGGGTTATGTTCGCAGAGGTCAGATTGCTCATTACTTTCCACATCAGCTTATCCCACGGCACAGTTAAGGCCATCCTCGCCGCTAAGATGGCGCCCATGTCCTCAGTAGTTGTGGTGTTCCTGTGTGCAAAGGTGATAACGTTCTTCGACGTGAAGGAAGTCTGTACATTACACTTCAGATCCGTGACCTGGACTGCCGCCAACTGATCGCCTCTTCCATTGATTGGCATTATCCAAGCGTAGGTATCAGCTAGATCTTCCACCTTGGCGAAAGGTCCCCAGTCCTGACTCGAAAATCCACCATTGCCACCAGTGCCCTGTGTGTAATGGACAAAGTAGATTATGTCGACCAGCCGCTCATAGTCCTTCACAGCATTCCCTAGTGCCGTGATGTCATACCAATCGTACGCCACGGTCTTGGAACCGGAACCGCTGAGGAATATCTTTCCACCCTCAGTTCCAACACTCGCTTTGCTTGCGCCAGGGTCTACGGGCGGATCAGTGAAGTCGTACTGTATAGTGTATGTCGCACAGACAACACTCCCACCTTTCACAGGAGTATAGGCAAAGACATTTGCCGCCCCAGCAGTTATAGACTCAGAGGCCACTGTGGTCTTAAGCACCTTCACCGCGTAGAAGGACGTAATCCCCATAGCGAAGAGGTTGGTTGCAGCCTTGTACACCTTACTCGTATTCAGGAAGTCCGTTACTATATCAACAATGGAATTATATTTCTTCACAGTGTTGACAGTCAAACTCCCTCCCTCATTCTCACCAATCAGAAGTATTGAGCCGTAGCTCGGCACAATTTCTCCCGCAACGAGAATTGTAGTATCTACTGCTACTGGATCAACCGGCATTTATCACACCTTCCCATTTGCTTTTACTGCATTCATATCCACATGCTTCTTGAGCTCACCTATAGACTTTTCCGAAGTACCCTTAGGAGTAACATCTACGGGATTCTCCTTCGTAGACTTCTCCACAACCTCCGTATAGTCTATTAGGCCATGCCGCTTTGCATGCTTCATTTCCTCAGTCTCTAAGTCCACAACGACCTTCTCCCCAGCCATGACGGTAACGCCAGACTGAAGCAACTGGACGTTGCGCTTTCCCACTATTTCATACTTTCCCAACTTAATCACCTCATCATTGATTAATCGTAACATCCTGTTCAGTATACTCTATCGTTTCTTGCATCGTCCTTTCCCACTCATTCACATATATAACTTCCATCTCAATCTGCCTTCTCCTTATCTCTTCTCCAACCACCTGTGAATCCAATATCATAATATCCGTTATCCCTCTTATAGAGAATGGGCATGGATCAGCCACCTCTTCAGCATCATAATTTAACCACTTCCAGACATCCTCTGCCAATTGATCCGCTATCACTATCCCATTAATATACTCCTTCTTACCACCTGGTTTGTCTACCTCAACATCCTTCGCCCATATATTAATAACCAATCCATCTACAAATCCCCCACCAACATACCTTCTAATCCATGCATGATGGTAAGTTACATAGATAGTAGTTCCTGTATCAGGATATGTCGGTCCTTTAAAATGTATCTGAGTATAGAAAGGTGGCGTCCCTCCAGACATTTCATACTCCTCTGGTAAGAAGACATAATACACTCCACCTACTTTACCTACAACTTCATCTATCCTTAATACAAAGGAGATATCCAGGGTGTAAGTCGTAGTACCTATAAGATAGGTCAATGGCTGTTTAGTATAGTCCATCACCCTAGTAAAATCATCTAAAGAAGGTGATAACTTTGTCATTAATTTAGTATACTCTAACGTAATTGCTGGAAATTGTTCATAGGTGTATTGATTAGCATACCTTTTAAACACATTCATAGTGTGGCCTTGTACAGTAACCTTAGACTGCATCCCCTTTATTATCAAATCCTTAGCTTCCTTAGGCAACATTATTAATCCACCCTAGATAATCCATACAATCCCACATTAAAAGAGGAATAATCCTCTACACTATGCAACTTCCAAATTAAACCAGCTCCATCTCTAATCTTATCACCTATTTTTAATGTCGGCATGCCACTTTGCCCTAATCTAAGATAAAGTACAACATCTCCAACAAACTTCATACCATTTACCCCTAAGTTAAGATTCTGTGGAAATTGTGCAACACCTAATGGCGTTTGTATTACTCCTTTAAATGCAACTTCAGTATATGGCTTCTTGGCCACATATCCATCCTCTTCCACCTCCCCTTCATCATCAATCATTAAAGTAAGGTCCTTCTCAAACGCCATGAAAGCGCTACCTAAATCCCCAAACACTTTAACCACCTACTGGTACTACAAGACATTCTAACACTTTAAAGAAGTCCTGCACAACAACATATTGCAAGTCCTCAGAGGTGTCTTCTAACGTAACTTCATAGTAATACTTGCCCAAAAGACCAGCCGTATCATCATTCTTCAATACAATCCTCAATTGTCCCTTCGGAGCACTTACAACCACTATCTCTGCCAAAGACAGTTTCTTCTCCAAGATATTAACTTCATCCTCTAGGTTTTGCCTTATACTAAAGTATATCTCATTGAACGGTGTCAAACTCAATACATTTCCGCTGTTATCCTTTACAGTAACATTGATAGTAAGAGCGTCGCCCTGGTAAATGGTAATCTCACTAACACCCAACTTGAGCCACCCCTTCCACCTCTATGGTGACCTGGGCCTCACCGTTTATCTCCATAGACACTTGAGCCACCCCATCAACATTCATAGTTACCACATCGGTTGCCAGGTCGAACCATCATACATTTCGCCCTTTCCAGAAGTATCATTAAAGATTATCATTCCCTTACCAGGAGTTCCAGGCTTATTACCACTTGCCATTACTGGTACCTGGATATATTGTCCATCTCCCATTACTTGAACACTGCACCCATTGGTTGGACTTCCAACAGTTACATCTGCAAAAAACTTGGCCGTCCTAGCTAACCCATCATCCACCCCCACTTGGAAGTTCCCCATCACTATGAAATTACCGGGAACACTCTCTGGATACCCTAACACTCTTCCTATAACCTTCATAAAATCCTGTACGACCACATACTGCAAATCCTCTGAGGTATCCTCCAACATAATCTCATAGTAATAAAGACCGGGCTCAATCTCTTTACTATCATCATTCAATAACGTTACCTTTAGCTGGCCCTTCGCCGCACTAACAACCGTTATCCCTGCACCCAACGTCTTGTGAATAATCAACGTAGGAGATTCCTTATTGGTCTTCACAGTAAAGTGAATCCCATCATAGTTAGTTAAGTTCAACACCTCTCCATTATTATTAGTCACGCTACAGGTAAGCTGGAGAGCATCTCCCTGATATATACTAAATGCCTTACTGCCCATTATCCACCCTTCCATTAATCATTACTTGATTCCCAACCACCACTTCTCCACTTTCCATATTGATTTGAAACTTCTGCCCTTGAGGAATACCAAGACGTTGGCCTATCTTAGTCTGTAAATCATTCTGATAATCCATCTTCATAGTGAGCTTTTGCAAAAGCTGGCTCTTCCTCAGTTCAATATTAACTACTTCTCTACAGATCATGTCCATAAAGCCATTTACCTCTTTCAGTTGCTCTAGCTCACCAGACGTTATCTTGGGTATTTCCTTTTGACTTTCTTCTAAATCTTTCATTATGTTTAACCTCCTCCAGCATACCCTTGTGAACTATAACCAGTAAACGGTTTAAATGTATATGGCCACGGCTTACCATAAACCATACTATACTTCTCCGTTCCAGTTGGCTCCAGCACCCACTTTTGATAATCGCTCATATTCCATTGTTTTAAAAGCAACTTCTTTTCAGCAGCATCAGACATTTTTAACATAACTCTCTCTGATTCAGACACTTTACGACTTCCACTTACACTCTTTAAAATATCACCCAAATTATCAATTATCTTTTCCAATAAGGGTTTTAATATAGGTCTTCTTGGTATGTGGATAAATTTCTTATTCCCCTTTATATGCCACCCTTGACTATGTAAATATGCCCTCATTTGAGGTGTAATTACTATATCCATTCCAAATTCATGAATATTGAATAAATAACCTGCTGAACCTTCTGCTATTCGAACTATAACAGGCTTCATCCCATTAGAATCAGCTTCGCCAAGGCGAATCTTGGTAGTATCACCCCAATGTCCTTTCAACCTACCAGTATGAACTAACACTTGATTTAATGAACCAGATGGAGGCCCACCTTTTGTTCCAGTAGATGTAATGTGTCTAACCATACGTTGTCTCAAATATAGGGTCACCTTACATAACTGCTCCCACTTCGGCTCAAATCCACCCTTTTGAAAAATCTCATTATAATATTCCAACACTTTATGTGCAACAGCCATCATATTATGTTGCACTTTCTCTTGCCAATCCCTATCTCCAATATACACTATCGGAGGTCTATTTTTTCCAGCATCCGGCCCTATGGTATGGGCCAAAGCCCAAGCTATAGAATCAGTGTGTTTATCAAGAACAAAGAAATTAATAATAGCCGCAGCATCACCAGTATAAGATACCTTCATTGTGCGTTTAACTTCAATAAACTTCTTCTCTGCATCATCTGGTGAAATGGGGGGTTTTTGATTAGCAGCATCTTGAAACCAAGAATCAGGTGGTACAACTGTACCCATATACCTCTCTAATGAAGCAAACTCATCAACGGCAGCTAAATCCTTTTCTATTTTAGCCGTTTCTTTCAACCAATATTCATTTGCAATATTCTGCTGAGCTACTACTGAACTTCTTTGCCAAGCAGCAACATTTCCCCCCGGTATATCAAAATCTAAACCTTTCCGACTCCGCTTTATATCATCAAAATCCACATCAGGTATCCTTTCATATTTAACAAACTCAGGTTTAGGAGGCGAAGGAGTAGGAGTTGTTAACTTCTGACCAATCCTATCTGGTAATTTAACATCCCACAGATAAGACTTCCTAGAAGCATAATCCTGATATTCATAATCAGACTTACCATGATAAGTTGAGGGTTTAGCCTTAGCTCCCCAATACTTACCCGTAGGATCTTCTTCTGTCATTCTCATCCCTCGAGGGTGTTCCTCTGGGAATTGTGAAGTGGGTCTTCCACCTAATCCTCTTCTGTCCCAGTATCTAATGGATCCTCTGGCCTATTATCAAACATCGCTGTAGAAACACTTGTGAAATTCTCGGCGCCAATTAACTCCGCCCAAGAATCATTAGAGTCATTCTTTAACTCATCTAATACGACTTGCCACTCCCTTTTAACTTGCAAATCTCCTTGTTTCATCATCGAATACGTTCTCGATATGGCAAAAGAACGAAGGGCGGCCCACGAACGGATATAACGCCTAGCTGCTCTTACATCAATATTGTAGCCATGCTCAGTCAACCACTCAGCAATATCATCAATCTTCTGCTGTATGGTCTCATCCGCCACCTCAATAATACTAATGTTATTGAGAGCAACTCGGACATCAGTCACTGTTACATCGACCGCCATTCTACCACCAAAATAAAAAACTCAGGCCATCTCCCTTACGAGAGACAACCTGTCAGTTCCCTGGCCGCACCAGTCATAGCCAGCTGTGGCTGTATGAATTTCGCGATGGCGTAGCCCTTATTGAACTTCGCTCCGCCCTCGTATTCAGTCACAACCGCGGGACCATCAGCTAACGTACAGAACGGCGCCTTCCTATCACCTATAATAGCCGTCTCAGACGCTAACGCAGCATCCCTCATTATCTCCAGGTTGCCTAGGTAAGCAACCATCCCACCCTGCTGGGCTGTCGCACCGATCGGATATATCGTGGCTATGTTCTCATTGGCAAGGAACCACGCATAAACCGTCGACTGCATACAGATGACATCCGGCGCGAACCCATTGATCTCGAGGGTAGCCACCGTGGGCATAATCTCGTCCATGGGGTTGCCAGTGCTCGTCCAGTTACCGACCGAAACATCGGTAAGACCTGCAAGAATAGCCGCTATCTGCTTATTTTCCATCCTCGCGAGGTCCTTGGCTCCATCCTGCACCTGAATCTGCATTATATTGA